CCATTCCCATGCCGATAACCATTACCCACGCCCAAGTCCACATAAATGCCATACTCCAAAAACTTAAAAGCCATATCCGCCTCCGCGTCGCGCAAGTTCAGTTCACCAGCCTTCACGCTCCGTCTCAAAGCTCCCGTATCATGCACCCCAAGCAAGTCCAATCGGTCCTGCCAAATCTGCACCATCTTAGTCCGCCAAGCCTTCAAGTAAAGCACATCAGCCCTTTCACGCCCATTCTCCATCATTTAAAGCATTTTTTATTTTTTAACACAAACCATCCATTCGCCCCACCATTCGCCCTTTCCATCCGAGCGCCTCTTCATCGTCCCAGCCCGCGCGGTCGCGCCCTCAAGCTCATCGCCCCTCAAGCGCCAGCCCTTCTAGTCCCTCTAGTCAATCTAGCCCATCTAGCCCCATTCATCGCGCCAGCCTTCTAGTCCGTCTAGCCCATCTACCCATCTATCACCAATACACCTCCATACCATCCACCTCAAACAGCGTCACATCCCGAAACTCCCTAATCAGCGCACTCTTAGGTAGCTTCACCCTATGCGTGCCACCACGGCTCCAGCCACCCACGCACACAGCCCCTTTATAGTGCAAAATGTCCCCCGTGCTCAACTTCCACACCTTCAAGTCATGCGCCTCCTTATCCTCAAGCAGTCGCAACGCATCCTTCAAATAAATCTTACGCATCTTCATAACCATTCCTCCGCATTATAAACCAAGTCCGTAGGCTCATCCATCGACAGCATAAAATAAAGCCCCGTGCAACCATTCAAAAACATACCACCCAACTCATTACTCCGAATGTCCCCCGTGTTCAAGTAAAGTAACCGCGTCTGCAATTCCTCACTGTCACGAATAAACCTCGCACACATCTGCCTGAACAACTCACGGCAAAGCCCCATCTTCGCAGCATAGTCCGCACCATCGCCATACGCATACCGAGCCAACACAAACACCGTGAACACCCTGCGCTTAAACCATCCACCGCTCGCAGTGAACAAACTCTCCTGGCACACATCACTCGTACACACAAAGTTCGCCCCCGTCTGATACATCTCCAACATACCCTCCAAGTGCTCAATCCCCGAGCAAGTAGTCACCGCAAAACCCTCCTTCTGCGCCAATTTATTCTCATTCACGAGTTGCCCCATGTAGCTCACAAAGTCAAAGGGCTGTTTATCTTCGAATCTGTCCATCCTAATTTTTAAACTTTTCGTTAAACTCCTCACTCTCTCGCGCCTTAGCGTCAAGTTCTGTCAGTGCATCAATCGTGTCAGCATCAAGCACCGCCTTAGTCTTAGTTATGTCGCCACCTGTCAACGCACGAATCTCTGCACACATCACCTCACGCGGATCGGGAGCCTCCCCACCCTCTTCTGCCGTTTGGCTAAAAAGGTGGGGAAACATCCGAGCATACGCCCCTTTAAGCCCAACCATCCATAGCAACAGCATATAGCGTTCGCTGCGAGTAAATGCCTTGCGCAATCCGCCATACATCACACTGCCCATCGCATCGAGCGCTGCATCGTCCTTACTCATCAAGTAGCCTTGATAATAATTTTCTATTGCCAAATAGTCCCTAAACGCCACACCATAAAGCATCGCATCCTTAGCCTTGCACCCATCAATCTCACCAAGCAACGAAGGTTCCTCAGGTGGAGCATCCATCCAGTCAAGCAAAGCCATACCATCAGCTATCTGCATAGCCAAATCCTTTTGCCCATCTGCACCACGCCATTGCCTAAGCCTTGCACCCCCAAGTCTCACAATCAGCAGCGCCTTCACCTCGTCCATCGTCCAGGCTTCAGCACTCAACAAGTCACACACATAGCGTCGTTGTCCGTCTGTCAGTTGCGTCCACCCTTTGGGCAATTCCACCACCACCTCTCCGTTCTTAACAGAAGAAGTAGCACGCATCATCTTTCCCATTTTCATAAGCCTTCACTTTGTAGGCCTCATAAGTCCTACTATTATAAAATTCAGGAATCTCCGCAGCATGCTTCATCAGCATGTCGAGCAGCTGTCGCTCAAAGTGAGCCGTCGGTTGCTGCATCACGTAGGCTGCAAGCAAATAACGCGCATTTTCAAGCAACATAGCGTATAGTACCGTGTCATCAGGCTTAAGTCCACCATACTGAAAGGCTATCAAGGCCTCATTCAGTTCAGGCGAAATCACATCCACAAGTCTTGCGTTCGCATCGTGCATAGCCGTCATTAGCTCCTGCCTCTCCTCCGCATACACCCTGCGCGAGTCCCTTGTTCTCGCACCATAGCCATAAAAGTAAGGAGCTTGCCACAACACATTGCGCTGAAACAATCGTTCAAGCACATTGTCATTCGGTCTAATGCCATAGCGGTCCATCAGTCGCGCAGTCCAAAGCAAGTTTCTCACCCGCATTTGTCTATCCACCATCAGGTTCTGCCAGGCCAAATACTCCATCACGTCGTCTTCCATTTCGCTGGCATCTATGCGCAACTGTTCACGCAACGCCCCCACTCGTTCCTTCGATGCAGGAGCCGTGTTTTGGTTACTCACAATGCCAAATCCCGTAGGCGTAAGCACAAGGTCCAAGTGAGGCATAGCATTATAAGCAGCTCTCGAGCAAATTGCCACCTTCAGTTTCTCCTCAATAACAGCCGAGAGTTTAGCGCCCTCCACCATCACCGAGTCCCATTCAGCAGCAGCCTCCTTCACAAACCGCTCCACCTTCTTAAACACCTCACCAGTAGGCGTTTTAAAAGCAGGCACCACCCGCTCAAAAGTATTTTTATCTATTTCAACCATAACTCTTTTCTTAATTTAGTCTCATCTACCCCTCTCTAGTCATCGCGCCAGCCCCTCTAGTCCCGTCTATCCCCTCTAGTCCCGTCTAGCCCCTCTAGTCCGTCTAGCCCCCATCCCGCCAGGCCTAATACTTAATACTTAATACTTAATACTTAAGTCCTTGTGCTTATCCAGCGTAGTCAGCTGAATCATCGGTATCTGTGGCACCACATCCGTCCACCCATTAAACCAGCACACCACATGCAAGGGCACAAGCAGCATGTCATGAAAAGCAATCTCCAAAGCCTGCTTCATCGTGAATAACTCTCGCTTATCCGAGCCCGAGTTGTTCGTCTGCGTCTTACCAGGCACAGCACCCACAAGGTTAGGATGCACATTGTCAGCATAGCAAATCGTGTTCGCAGCAGCCTGCACATCCTCGTTCCAGTCGCCACCTTCCTTCTGTCCCTCAATGTTCGTCACGCGAATATCGCGCACTTCGTGCCCATCAGGGTTCACATAGTAGCCACTAATCCAAGCCTTGCCCGAGTTCTCCACACCACACACAAAGTTCTTAATGTTCTCCTTCTCGCGCTTCACTCGCTCCTGCATCTCCACAGGGTCCGTAATGTTCTCCTCAGTGCAAATACGTTGCCAATACGAACGCTCAATCTCCACCTGATACTTCACACTCGTTGTGTTTCTAAGCTTCGCACGCTTACCAGTCGAAATCAAACGCTTCTCGTCATACGATCCACCCCTTAACACCGCACTCCAGTAAGGAACGGGGTAATATTGGCACCCAGCCGTCGGGAAACGCATCAGCATCGCAAACTTTCTGCACCGCTGTTTAGGTCTCCCATTAGGTCGTCGCGTGTCAGGGTCAATCCCCATACGTTGGCACAAATCCCCATAAGGGTCGTCAGGATCCAACAACTCTATCCTTTCCACACCCGACAGCGTTTCTTGGTAGTCCTGCCAATTTGCATAATACACATGCCCAATGCGTCCACGCTTATCCGCTTGCTCCAGTCGGCAGTAGCAAGCCTCCTTATGCACCAAACGGTTAATGCGTGTGCCCTCACGATTCAAGATAATCACACACACCGAGTAGTAAAAATATTTCATGTCCGTCATTTGGTCAAGCATATATCTGGGCATAAACTGACGGCGCATCCAACTTTTCACGTCTGCGTTTTGCGTCACCTCGCCCGATGCAGCATCCACCATGCGCAGTCCTGCCCCATAGCAAGTCAGCACATTAAAAAGTTTATTCTGTGCCGTCACCTCGTCTCCCCCCACCAACGCAATCAGTTCATAGGGCAATTGGTTGTCATCGCCATAAGGCACATACATCTCATGCTCAAACCCAGGCACAGGTCGCACATGCAAACGTCCACCAGGCGAGTCAAAAACCGAGGTAGTGTCCGCCACCTCTTGCATCACCGCCTGAAACGGTGTCTGCGGTATGTCAAAAATCTCCGAAGTTGTCATCCTCTCAACCCTCCTTCATTTATTTCGTTTTTTTTGTTTTTTTTCTTCGTTTCCTTTTTCCCCGTTTTCCTCAAGCGCCAGCCCATCTAGCCCCTCTAGCTCGTCTAGTCCCTCTAGCCCCTCTAGCCCCTCTAGTTCTCTTACAAGAAAGCCTCGTCAAAGCTCCCGTCAAATGTCCGCACACCCGTCGGAGCCATCAAGCGTTGTCCCTCGCCTGCTTCGCGCCAACTCACAGCAGCTGTAGGAGCTATGCCCCATTCATTACTCTGCTTTATGTCACACCCCGTCAGCGTAATTTCCTCGCCATCAGCCAACAGCCAAGCCCTACGTGCCACTGCCACATCGCGCAGCAGTCTCTCCATGCCACGCGTCATAGGTCCTGTTTGTGCCTCCCACTCCGTTTGTGCCTCTATGCGATAGTTACGAGTAACGCCTCCTATTTGCGCAGCGCTATACGTAGGTTTAAGTTTCTCTGTCACCGCACCAAAGAAGTAGAACGTATCATCTACCCCAAGTGCATTACGATAGCGCACCCCCGTCACAGGTGCCAAGTTCATGCCTTGTGGCATCAGCCTGTAGCGCATGGTGCGAGCACCCACCTTCACCTCATAGCTCACCAAGGCCCACGCAGCATGATTGCCACGGGGCGCAGTGAGCATTTGGGGCGAAGCGTCTAAATAGAACAATCCCCCTTCAACATTTTCGGCTACTTCTAGTCTTTGTTCGGTGTTCTCTACTTGCTGTGTCTCAGCGTTCCACCAACAGGCATTGGCTGTAGCCTTCACATTGCTCAAAACCTCATCGAATTTATACCAATAAAGCATTTCTTTCGCTTGTTGGGGTATAAGTTTGGGTTCGCGCCCAGCAAACGTCAAAAACGCATTATTCACCACCTGCATAGCTGTAACATCTGCCACACGCACACGACACGGAATAAGCACGCAACTTGCCAACGGTGTGCTGTTGCCGTCTACATTTAAGCTGAGTTCTTGTGGTTGCACGCCATCTATTGGGTCGGTTGTTTTGTCGCGAAGCAAAGGCATAAGGTTTTCCATTCTCACCTTGCCTTTTAACGTAGTGAGTGTAGCTTCAAACACTTTATTGCTTCCCAGTGTTAGCACCACCCTTACTTGTTTACCGCATCCCTCCAACTCTATCACGTTGAGTTCACTCGGAAACATCGCTTCGCGCCATCCTTGTGTTACCGTCACAGCCATAATTCCTTTTATTTTTTTAATCTACCAAATCTACAAACAAACCACACCACCATTGCCAAAGCACCTATCCATAAGCACCATTTACGCACCGTGTTCAAATAATCCTTTCGTGTAGTGGTAGGATGTCTGCATCGTGTGTTAACAGTTTCGGGCAAGCGCAGCGTGTCTACTTTCACCTTATACACCGTGTCATGGCGCACACGCAAGCGGTCGTTTGTCACCACCTTTGTTTGTGTCACAAAAACCGAGTCGCCCCGTTTCTCATGCACCACAAACACACTATCGTGCTTCACCACACTGTCTATACGGCCCACCGCCACTTTCAGCGTGTCAGTCTGCACCCTCACCACAGGCACATACTCCACCCGAGTAGCACAAGAGCACACCAACACCAAAGCCCACAAAAAAATCAAATTACGCATACCATCAATCTTCTATCTAGCCATCTAGTCTATCTAGCTCATCTAGCCCCTCTAGTCCATCTAGCTCATCTAGTCCATCTAGCTCATCTAGCCCATCTAGTCCATCTAGCTCATCTAGCCCATCTAGCTCATCTAGCCCATCTAGCCATCTATTAAAACTCCTTCTCCGCCTCAAAGCAAGGGCAAGCCTTCCCTTTATTAAAGTAATGGTGTCCCACCACCCGAGCTCTCGGGTACTTCTTCTTCAACCGTTTCACAAGTGCCACCAGCGCAGCCTTCTGTGCCACAGTTCGTGTGTCCTTAGGCGTGCGTCCGTCCGCAGCGAGTCCACCAATATAGCACACACCAAGGCTAATGCCATTCACGCCAGCGCAGTGTGCGCCCACCTTAGTTTCATCGCGTCCTTTCTCCACGGTACCATCAAGTTTCACCACATAGTGATACCCAATACCGTCCCATCCCTTAGCACGATGCCAACGGTCGATGTCCTTAGCGCAAAAATCCTTTCCCTCAGCCGTAGCCGAGCAATGCACAATAATATACTTCACTTTCTCAGGATATAAAGTTGCCATAATCTTTTAAATTTTTCTTGTTAAACTCTTTCCTTTTTTGAAACTTTTTTTGTTACCTTTGTGCTCAACTCTGAAAGGGCTGCAAACTTTTAGCCATTTCCGAATAAGATTTATTAGAACACCTAACAGCTACACGAGTTTGCCGTGTGGCTGTTTTTTTCATTTACCCCTTTCTCTCATCGCCATCCTTCTCCTTCATCACTTCTTCCACAGCCTCCCCAACATCCGCGTTCTTTCGTTTCAAGTAAGCCACAAAAAGCCGTTTCAACGAAAAACGCTTCTTTATGCCATGAATGTCGCACACATGTCCATAGATGCTGTCAAACTCTATCAGTAATGCAGCAGCTGCACCGATTGCTCCTCCTGTTGTGTCAGAACCTATTCCGAATGGCTCTAACGTAGCCTTGGCAAGTAGCAAACCAAATATAATAAAGTTCACATACTCCAAAAACTTGCAAATCGTTCGCCTCAAAGCTCGCGACAAACGAAAATCTTCCTTGCGTACCTTAACGCTTGCCGTCAGTCCGCTCCAAAAGTCAGTAAAGACCATCACGATAATAAACAACACCGCCCATCTTAAATCAAATAAGACTTGCAGTAACTCGGTGTAGAATGTTCCGCCTATTACCGCTCCACTCGCAGTCAACACGGGGTTCGCCTCACTCGTCGATACCGTCTTAATCATACCTTCCCTCTCTCTTTCTCATTATTTTGCTTCTAAAGCTGCCACCTTTTTCTCAAGTGCTACGATGCGCTCAGTAAGCGCTTTGATGTCTTCACTCGCCTTATTCAGCGCAGTCACCTGAGCCACACTCATCACTCCTGCCTTTGCAGTGGTTGCCTTAGTGATTTCAAGTTGTTTGTTGCCACTTTCAGCAAAGTTTGTGTAGTTCACAATCACCTTGTCAGTGGTACTCTGCCCTTCTGCAAGCTTGTGATTTAGAATGCGAGCATACACAAATTTGTCCATCAAGCCGTCTTGGTTATTGCTTACCTTATGACAAATCATCACCTGACTATAATTGCTTTCATTGGTGTCATCGTTAGCACCCCAATGCTTAAAGCGCAAAAACAAATTACCATCAGTGTGCGTATGCATCCATACCTTGCCACTCAATGCTGTGTGCATCTCGTCACCACTTGTCGAATAGATAAAGTTCTTAGTTGTGCCATTCGCCGAAGTCTGCGCAGTAGGTATATCTGTCTTTACATCGTCGTATAGGCTTTTCCAAGATCCCCATGCTCCTTTCTTGTAATAGCGATAAGCTATAGTTACGCCTTCGCCCGTGTTAGAACCTATCGCGTTTTTACGAACCATCAAGCTACCCTCAATCCATACAGCCGAGATTTGCTCTTTGGAACTCAATAAGGAGAATGTCACAAACAATGGCACACCACCCAAATAAGCTACATACCGCCCACTCTTCAAGGTGTCATAACTCAATCCGTCCAAGTAGTTGTTGAATGCTTCGCTTGAATCAAAACTACCTAACGAATCCCTTAACCAAGGTTTAAGCGTTTCTATATAGGTCTTATCTGCCACACTCATCACACCTGCCTTAGCAGTAGTTGCCTTAGAAATGGGAAAACTACGTGTACCACCCGTAGTGAATATAGGAGTTACAATGTTCACCGCATCGGTTGTAGAGTTTTCTTCGCGTAGCGCAAAACTATCCAAACGCGAATACACATCCTTTCGCAAAATGCCATTTCCACCTACCCAAGCATTGCTTAGCATTACCTGGCTATAATTGCTCTGATTGGTGTCATTGTTAGCACCCCAATGCTTAAAGCGCAAAAACAAATTACCATCGCTGTGCGTATACATCCATATCTTGCTACTCAATGCAGTGTGCAAATCGTCACCACTTGCCGAATAAATGTAGTTCTTAGTTGTGCCATTCACCGAAGTCTGCACCGTGGGCATCTTACCCTCTAAAGTGCTAATACGCGAACCTTGCGAAGCTACCACACCATTCAAATCATCATAAATGGTTTTCCAAACTCCCCATGCTCCATTCTTGTAATAGCGATAAGCAATGGTCACACCCTTACCCGTGTTCGCATTTATAGCGTTAGAACTCACCATCAAGCTACCCTCTACCCATATTGCCGAAATCTGCTCTTTGGCATAGAGCAAGGAGAATGTCACAAAGAAGGGCACACCACCTAAATACGCCACATAACGTCCGTTCTTCAAGGTGTCATAACTCAATCCGTCCAAGTAAATATTAAAAGCCTCACTCGTGGCAAAGTGACCCAAAGACCCCCTCAACCAAGGTTTAAGCACATCAATATATTGGGTGTGTGCAGCCACTACCTGGTTCGTAGCACCATTTGCAGCAGCTGCTTCACCACTCGCAACATCTATCGCATCACAAAGATCCACCAATACACCGCCCACACGCGTTGCAGTATTCGCATTTGCCGTTTCCTCATCCCGAACCACAGCAGCTGCTTTTCTTATTTCTTCAGTAGTCATAAAGTTAATTCTAAGGGTTTAGCAAAAAAGGAGTGCGCCCCACATTCACCATCAGCGTGCAAGCACATTTCTCGGCAGCACGGTCGGGATGGGTGTCGACGATGGTTGTAAGGGGCAAAGGTCGCTCGGCACAACCAAGCAGCCACCGTCGTCCATCGGTCTGCGTCAGTCTGTATGCCATAGGTTCGGCATCGGGCAAAGGGCGTTCTTTGAGCGCAGCTGTGAGTTTCGAGGCATACGTGCGCACACCATCTACATTCTCATCGTTCACCTCAAGCGCTGCCAAGCCCACAATCGGAACCACCTGCCACGGCACATACGCTGCCATGAAAGCATGCACACCATCGGGCATCACTTGCAACAAACGCAAGTGCTTTGCAGCCACCTTCTCTATTTTGTGTATATAGCGCATTATTTAGTCCTCGTGTTTTTGAGTTTTTGTATCGCTGTCGTCAAACTCTTCTGTCAGTTGTTCTTCTACCTCCTGCACATAGCGAGCCTCGAGTTTCTTTGCCTTCTCCAAAATGCCAGGCACCACCTTAAAGCCTGCCACACTCGGATCTGTACTAATGGTGAAGCGTTGTGGCACAATCACTGAATAGTCGGGGGCATTATGCTCTTCTTTGTCGAGTTGCGTGCCCTTTAGGTAGGTGGCGGTAACAGCAGCAAAGGCCTTTGCATCTTCTTGCTCTCGTGCCATTTCCCACCCTTCCTCACATCTGCAACGAAATAGGTAGCGGTCATAATCGCGTGTCAAGCGTCCCAAGTTGCCCAAGCATATCTTTATAATGCGAACATCCTCATAAGCCTGCGACACACCAATCCCATGTCGCTTTTGCAGCTCACCCACAATATCCTTATCCACCAACCGAGGGTTCTGCAACCAATAGGCATACAACTCGCGCAGTCGCAACATCCGCTGTTGCACAGCTGGAGCCAACTTTGCCTCCCGCATCTCCTCAACCGAAGCAAGCAAATAGCGTTGCGCCCTCTCCACAAATTCAGCCTTCATTCTTTTTTTTAAAAAGTTCAAGTCCCTCTCTAGCCCTTCTAGTAAATCTAGTTCCTCTAGTCCGTCTAGTCCGTCTAGTCCGTCTAGTCCGTCTAGTCCCTCTAGCCTATCTAGCCTGGTCTATCTTTTAAACTCATCATACTTCTTCCAGTTGCGCCTATACTGTTCGTCCAAGCTCTTAAGCACCTTCAAATGCTCGTAGCGGTCGCAAGGAGCAGCATCTTCAAGCGTCTTCAGCGTTTCAAACGTCTGCTTCATCTTAAAGTAAATCTCCCCATTCTTCTCGTACAGCGCACGGATTTCTTCGGGCAGTTCGTCGTGATCAGCCCTACGACCTCGGTATGTGCCCTCTGGATGGTCAACATCGGTGCTCACCACAGGAGCGCCCTCGTCTAAACTCTCTTTTGCCACAGGAACCACCTCGTGCTCCATCTCCACTATGCCTTGCGCGGTCTGCCCATCGAGCAAAATGCGCAAGTGCTTTTTCAACTCATGCTCAATCACTGGCGCATAACGCTTGGGCGCAATGCAAGCACCATTATAAAGCACACGGTTGCGGTTCAACTTGAGCAAAAGCAATGCGCCCGCAGCCACATCGCGTTCGGCAGCGGGCGCATTTAAGTAGGTTTTAATCTGATCGATCATTTCTCGGTCTCGTTAATTACACCTTCGTCGGTATCAATCTTGCCCGCATAGAAGGGTGCAGGATAGATATCGGTCGACTCAATCTCTAAGTCGGTACCACCATTGGTGCTCGAACCTTCGCCTGTGCTACCCTTGGGTTTGGTCACGGTGTTAAACATCTCGTTACCCAACACGCGGTACTGACCATCGCGCTGTTGCACAAGGTACACAATATCGTCGTTCATAGCCATGCCACAGAAGGCTGCAGCTTCTGCACTTGTACCAGGATATGAAAGTGTGATTTTGTTAAGCACCGTGCACGAGGGTTGCTCACCCTGTGTTTCCCACTCCAAGTTGCCCTTGTTCAAGGCAAGGTCTATGCTCTTCCACTTTTTGCTTGCAGCAAGCGTAAAGTCGCCCACATACACCGCAGCCGTTTTCAGCGTAGTGCCTGTAGCCGACACGTCGGGCAAAGTGGGCCACTTCACAATGTCGCGCTTAGCAATGTAATATACCTTATTGCGAATGCCAGGAATCACACGCTGACCTTGGCAAAAGCGCAAACTATCATAAGGAGCCCCTGCAGGGCATGGATTCAAATTTTCTGCCATATCTGTTTTTTATTTTTTGGTTTATACTTCGCCTACCTTCAACTTTGCCACCAGCAACATTTCGGGGCTAAGGGTCTTAAACTGCACACCAAATGCCATAGCTGCTTCGAGGGTCAACTTCCATGAGTCGTACTTCTCGATCGCCAACTTCTCGGCGGGGTTCTCGCCCGCGCCATAGCCGTATGCCATGTTGTTCTTCGGAGCAATGTGGATGTAAGGCGAGCCTTTCTTCGATGCCAAGGGGCAGAACTCCCAAAGGTTGTCGGTACCTTCAAGGAAGGTCTTCTTAAACTCTTGGTTATAGGGCAAAGCACCATGCAACATTTGGTAGTTGCGGTTATAAGCCATGTATTGTTCTTTCGAGCAATAAATCTTTACTTGCTGACCCTTCAACTCGTCGTTAGCAGCATCGAAGATGGAGTTAAACGTGTCTACTGCATTGGCGCTTGTAATGGCTTCAGTAAGTTCCATGTAGTTGCCCTTCTCTACTGAGAGGTTACCTTCTGTCTTCTCACTGTCGGTAATGGTGTCGAAGCCATTAAAGAGGTCTTTGGTTGAGTCGCCATTGGCATTGCGCTTAGCGTTCCAAATGGCCATATTGAGTTTTCGGCCCAATTTGCCAGCCACAAGCATCAAGATGCTCTTGTTCACATCTACTCCCTTCAAGCCCTCGCCCTGAGTCACGAGCGAGCCATAAATGGTGCCCCACACTTCGTTAGGGTCGAAGCCGTAGGCACAGTTGCCCAAGAACAACTCAAGCTCGCGCGGAGCAATGGTAAAGTTACCTTCGGCCTTACGTGTGTTTTTGTAAGGACCAAGTTCTGCCTCACCATCGAGTTGACCAAGCACAATGTTGCCTGTCAAACCTGGAATGCCTTGCATGTGCTGCAAAGTAGCTTGAGCAGCAGTGACAGGCATAATCAAAAGGTCTTTTTCATACTTTGTGGCGCTCTTCTGCAATGCGTCCACTGTAGTGATTGTATTTGCCATGTTCTGAATAGTTTTCGTTTTTGGTCGTTAAATAATCGACTTGAATTTGTTGTAAAAGTTCATTGCCTCGGCACCTGCAAGGGTGTTGTCGTCGGCTTCGGCTGTAGGACCTGCCTTGCCTGTGGTGTCGCCATCGAGCGCACCAAGTTCTTTCACCTTGGCTTCGGCTGCTTCCTTCTCACTCTTAAATGCAGCAAGAGCACCCTCCACAGCATTAAGTTGTTCCTTACTAAGGGTAACACTGCCATCTTCAGCAGCTGTTAAGTTTTCCAAACCAAGAGTAGCGCAAAGCAAAGTTAGCGCAACCGTCGTTGTCTTCTTGTTCATTTCGTTTTTATTGTTTGTTGTGTTTTCGGTGTCTATAGGCGCAGCTGTGGCAGTGCTTTCGGTGTGCATGGGTCCAAACAGCGAGCGCAAAAAGCCTACCACCTTGTTGAGTGCCGAATCGGTGTCTACCCCATTGGCAGTAGCATCGGGAGTGAGTGTGGGTACAACGCCCTCGTGTCGAACGCGAACGGGCAAGGGAAAACCACAAGCCACCAAATGTTCGCGAGCCGAAGCACTCAGATCCTCGGGTTGCTGTTCTTCTTCGTCGGGGTCAATCTCATCAATCAACCCATACTCCAAAGCCTCTTCTGCAGTGATCCATCGTTCTTCGCTCATCAGCGCAGCCATTTCCTTAGCTTCGCGTTTACTGCGCACCGCATAAATCGAAGCAATCACGCGGTCAATCGTGTCAAGCTTCGCCTGGTTCTTTCTAAGTTCTGCAATCTTGCTTTCAAGTTGCTCCTTGTTGTAATACCCCCAAGTCTCACTAAAGCCCGAAGCCTGGTGTACAAGCATCAGTGCATAACGGCTCATCACCACCTTCTTAGCGCCCATGGCGAGAATCGTGGCTGCACTCGCAGTCATGCCCACAATGTAAGCCGTCACATCCCCATGGTCCAAAAACTGTTGGCGAATATCAAGTGCCGTCATCACATCACCCCCATACGAGTTGATGCGAACCGTGCAAGGCTTCCCCTTCAACGGCTCAAGCTTGCTCTTCACATACCCCTTCGATATAGGATACCCAATGTAAGAGTCAATGTCTATGTTATAATTTCGTGCCATATCCTTTTTTTCGTAACAACACCCTACGTGGCATGTTGCAAGGGCGAAGATACACCTTTAACTAAAAAAATAAAAAGACACCCAAACACACCCCCACGCCCCACAAAAACACCCCCCACACACCCAAAAACACCCACCCAAACACACAAAAAAAGCACACACCCAAAAACACACCCAAAAACACACCCGAAACCACCCCAAAAACACCCCGAAGTCATTCCGATACCATTCCGATACCATTCCGAAGAAATACAGATACCATTTCGAGGCCATTTCAAAGCCATTTCAAAGCCCCCCAAAATCCACCAAAATACCACCCAAAAACCACCCAAATACCGCCCAAACACCGCCCCCAAAACCTTACTTCAGTTTTTCCACCCTAAGTTTCTTCACTCTCCCCATTTTTACGCATCTCGACAGGAGCCGAAGGCTAAAAATGTGCGGTGTCACACCTTTCCCACCCACCAACGCCCTGCACCCCCGGGGGGGCCACCCCCTCTTTTTTTTAGCGGAATATGCACTACCTCTGTTATCCACCGCCTGTCACTCGTAACACAAAAACTTGTTGCGGGAATCGCTCGCAACCGATGTAAAGGGTATCGAAGGCATCGCTACCATCCGTACGACTCTCAAGTTTGTCCTCCTCGGTCTCTGCCAACTTCTCGCCTCGCTTATCCTTCTTGCCATTATACACGCCTGCGGTTTGAACCGACACCAATAGGTCTTGGTTCTGCGCCTCGTTAAAGTAGGGCACCAATCGGGCTTGACCTGCAAAGCCTCGGTTAATAAGTGTGTACTTCTCCATGTGGCGCATAGGGGCACCTATATACACAGGGCGCACACGCCATCCGTGCTTTTGCAACTCATGCGTAATCACCCACTGAAAGTCTTGATCGTTCACCGCATAGTTCGACCCTAAAGCCGTTGAATCGTAATAAAAAATCACTTCGTGCAGTGGGAAGGGTGCGTAATATTGGCAAAAGTCTGCCACGAGTTCGGGCAGCTTGCGGTCGTACTTCACGTAGAAGCTCTTCACCACATTGAGCCTTCGTCGGTCCTCGTCTACCTGTCCGCACACAAGCCAGTTGATGTTGGCATTAAAGTCGAAGGCTATGATGAGGGGGTGAGTGGCAATAAGGTCGGAGTCGAGCCTGCAGGTGTTGGCAGCTGTACCTATGGCTTTAAAGTCGTAGCCTAGGGCATCGAGTTTGCTATGGTCGGTGGCTGTATACTTGTTGCGCGGTTGCATCGACGAGTAAAAGCCATCTTTCAGTATGCTCACCGACTGACACAGAATGCTGGTGCGAAACACCATTGGGGGCAAGTCACGACGCATTTGTTTGATCCATGCCTCGCCAAGCACCTCGATGTTGGTGAGCGAGGAGTAGCGCCTAAATAGTGTAGCATGCTTGCGCAAGGTGCTGAGCACACGTTGCACCTCGGCAAGTTTGCGAGGCAAGTAGGGGGTTGTGTCGCCTTGCGCAATGCGCCAACTCACCGAGAGTTCTTCGGCTGTTAGGGCTTCGATGGTGCTAATGAGTTCTGGGTCGAGGTTTTTTTCGTAGCGCATAAACCACGATCCTGTTTTGGTCACAGGCATATCGCTTGTAACGAGCATGCCGTGGTGAAAGGGCAAGTCGCCAAACTCGCGCTGCTGTCCTCGGTTAGCAGGGAAGGTTTCGTCTTTAAGGCGCTCAAAGTTTACAAATTTGGCTTCGTCTATGTCGATGTAGTCGAAACTCTTTGAGTTACTTGTGCCCACGCGGTCTTGACTGATTATCTGACCAATGGCTCCCGTGTAGAACGAGATGACGTTTTCCCAATTATCGGGCACCACAATGGGATCGGGCCAACCAAGAGCTCGCGGTGGACGGTGACCAATGTCCCAATGCACACCCCGATGGTAGCCCCAATCCTCCCAATGTTGGAACATCGATGGTAAGGTGTTGGTTTTGGCACGTATGGCGGTGGGCGTTACAAAAGCAGTTGTGCTACGTGGCATCTGCTGAAAGTTGCGCAGATTTATCCAAGCATGCAACACGCTCTTGCCTGTGCCTCGACCTGCCACTATCACGTTGGTGTGCGCGTCGATGGCACACACCTCGCGCTGCATGCGGTTAAAAAATACTTCCATAAATATGTTTATTTTGTTTGTTCATTTTTTACCGACCTTATGGCAGTGTTTTTTGCCTAAAATTATGCCATAGGTCTCATACGATCTGCGCATGCGGTAAAACTTTTGGCGCACGCCTTCGCGATAGTCTATGTCTATGCCCTGACTCTGGCACCAGTCGTCGATGGATCGGTTCAGTCCATCGGCATGTATCTTGGGCGCAATATCGCTCCATAGGTGGATGCGGAACAGGCTGACTAAGGCTGCACACATCTTGGCGTTGGCACGGCGCGATAGGTGGTGATAGTATTCGGGACGGCGATGCGCACTGTCGGGAATGACCACCCTAACGCATTTAAGCGAGTTCTTATCTTCGTTTGCGATAGCTGACGCATGAGGCACACGCTGCACCAAACGCAGCAACAAGTGGTTTTCGTAGCTTTGAGCAGGAAACCGAACAGGCTCGCCAAATGCGTGGGTAAGCCATTGGCGTAGATAAGGCTCAAGACGTAATAGCACGGTAATGTCTTTCATCAATAAAAAAGATTTTAGCTGAATAAGTAAAAGGATGTATACGCACACAAAATTACAAAAAACACTTCAAATACAATAAACACAAACACATTTGCATGAATCCTTGCCCCAAACCATAGCGAGCAAACGCACTGCATGCGCTATGCCTAAAAACACATCATGCTGCGCTCGTCATTCAGGGTTTATAGGGGTAAACAGCCCTACTCACCCCAACAGCATCTTTCGCGCACACGCGTAGTTTTTTTCGTCATCGCACTGACTACAACACTACATGCTTGATTTTCAACGACTTACATCACTACAACCCCACTACATTGTAGTCAGAGCAACTCTCGTTGTAGTCAGTTGTAGTCAAATGTAGTGAGTTTTTTGCCCTCCTCAGCCTTTCATAACTCCTTAATAATCAATTATTTATAACATTGTAGTAAAATGTAGTGAATGTAGTCAAGAAATAAGGGGTCGTGAGAGAAAGTTGCACAGAATTGTGGCTTTTCTTCTTTTTTTCTAACCCCCCCCCCTCCTAATTACTTGTTGGGGTACAAAAAAAGCCCCCAACTCGTGGGGGCTCTCAAGCACAGTGTCAGATGCTTTTATGGATTTCGCTTGAGACACTTATCATTTTGCTACCTAACGTCTTAAACGAGTCGGAAAGCATTTTGAGTTCTTCTGTTGTAAATGCAGCGGGTTTGCCATTCACTATGCTTCCGTTTAATCTTTGCGAAAGCCATGAACGCTCTTTGCCAAAAAACCTTTGAGAAATATACGACATCGACACCGCATCTCGCACATCGGCCAATAATGAGGAAATGTCTACATCGTCGCGTTTACGACCACGCTTTAACATCGTACGGACGTAAAGTGCTGCTTCTCGCTCTTCTTCGGGAGTGTTGGCCATGGCAAATGCCTCGTCTAAGAGTTTGGTGCTTAGATTGGGGTCTTTGTCGTTTATCACGGCGTAACTCTCCTCTAATTTACGTCTGATTTCTTCCTTCATATTATAGATAATTTAAACTGAGTTTCTAAAAAAGATTTCGCAAACCTTTTAGTAAAAAGGGAAGTCCTACCCCACATCCGTGGAGCAAGGCAGGACGCCCTAATTTACTTTCATTCCTTTTCTGAATACTTCTCGATTGCGTCGAACACTGCAAAGAAGAATTCTTCAAGAAATTCCGATTCGGTGAGTCTTCCGCTGCTAAGCAGAGTCTTCTCGTTTCGGAAGAGGTATCTGAATTTGTTCAGAATATCCTCCCAGTCCTTTAGACTGTTGTCTGCGAAACCCATTGTCCTTGATTTTTAAGACATTGCAAAGATAATAAACAAGTCGATATTATGCAATTTTTTTTCCTTTTTTTTTGAGTTTACACATAAAAAAAGCCCCGTGCTATCCTCACGGACCGCACAGGGCACACTTAAACAATTAATCCTAATCAAATCAATCAACTCATCTTTTCAGCTAGTTTCTTTACCAACTTCGCAAACTCTGTGCGAATGGTTTTACCATCGTATTGTCTGAGCCGTTCAAACTCCTGGGGAAACTCCCAGTGTACAACTTTGTGTAGTTCTTCGAAGGCATCTAACAAGCTTAAGCAAAATTCGGAATTTTTCAACGCTGCACCTACCAACCAATTTGTGGCAGATTCGCGTGTTAGGTTCCATCCCATTGAGCTAAAATGGCTGCTCAAGTCCGTGTCAGTTTTTGTACTGTTGTCTTCGATGAAGAGCAACACGCGACGTTTCTCGAGGTCTTTGTTCACATAGTTTTCTAAACTTTGAACAATTTCTCCAATTTCGCCTTTAAAGTCGTTGGGAGTTGCTGTGCGAAGATCGCATTTTTTAATGTCTATTACCATAATCTTTTTTGTGTGGGGTTTATAATGTTTCTTTGTTGAGTTCGTCCATGAGGTTTTGAGCACGCGAATAGCCCACCCAATCTGAATTGTCATCAAACTCTTTGATGGTTACCCAAAACCACATCAAGCGCATTTGCACTGCGTAGACGTTGATTCGTGGGGCTACATCCATGTATTGTGTGTTCAGCCAAATGTCTACATCCTCGCGCTGATACTTTTTTATTCTGTACTTTCTCTGTTTCATTCTTCGGGATTGTTTGTGGTTCCTAAAAGATGTTCGTTGCCTTCGTATGGGATGCACTGCTTCCACCATGTGGTAAGGCAAATAAAAACGCCCTCCTTATCACCTAAGTGACTAAAAAAGTCACACATCCATTCTATATCATCACCATCTCGCACAAGCACCTTATCGAATGGCTTGAACTGATGTTTGGTTTCTTGGTCGGGCACTATAAACTTATTCCAATCGCGTTGGTCTTTGGATGGGAAGAGTACACATTCAGCATGGGGATACTCGCAGTAAAGCCTACCATTGCTTGTGAAGTGAGCGAAAGTTCCTTCTTCTGTTGTACAACAAATAGAATAAACTTCCCCATTTTCAACGTAATTCAGTATCAATTCGCCAAAGATAGGACTATAAAGCTTCGTCCCTTTCGGGTAATACTTCAATTTTTCTGCAATGTTCATAATTACTTAGTTATTAAATTAAACACCTGTACTACCTAATCCGTCTTCACATCGGTCGCCTTCGCCAAGCGCTTCCACCTGTTGGTAACACACCTCGGGCACGGGCATAACCACGGCTTGTGCTATGCGATCGCCAAGTTTGTAGCAAGAGGTCAGCCCCTTAAACACGACGTGAATCTCGCCACGGTAGCCCGAATCTATCACGCCTACACTGTTGGCCATCAATGCTGCGTGCTTGTAACACGACGATCGAGGAAAAATTAACATGACGTAACCTCTCGGAACCTCTACGCTCAAACCTGTGCCATACACATAGCAGTTGTTCTCTATGTCCATTTGTCGAGAGTTCGCCACCAAGTCAAAGCCTGCATCGCCTGGGTGCATGCGTCGAGGCAGGGCAGCATAACGACCTCGACACACTGCTTTAATTGTTACTTGTTCTTGTTTCATTGTGGGGTGTATCTTTTTGAAATTATAAATTGTGTCATTGCTATTTGTTTTTAGTTATCGTAAAACCTCTTCTTTCTAATTCTTTAACAAGGTAAGAATCATCAAGTTCGCTGATAAATCTCTGTTGTGAATCTTCAGTGCATTCATAAAATATATTTTTAATCACTCTTGGTTGTTTGGATTCTGAAACATACCTAAGGATTTCAGTATCTTCAATCATTGCTTCAATTTCTACTTCCATGTCTTTTTGTTTTTATCAGGTTTTGTTCTAAATAAATTTGGGTTTTTGGCTTTCAATTCCTTGTGAATCTTTGCCATGTATTTATTGTTTAACCAGTTGATCGTTCTGCCAACCGAAGTATGATGGTTAACTACAGCACATGCTTTTGTTTCACGACTCAGTATAATACCGCCATAATTCTTGGGACGTGGTGTGCCATGATCCCGTAGCTTGGTTTCTATCTCGAATTTGCGCTTGAGGATCTTTCGCGCTTGTCTTAGCTTCATGTCAAAAACTTTTTTAGGGGTTAAAAATTGGGGCGTAGATGTAGGGCTGTGTTAGGGTTGTCAGTATACCCTTGGCAAGGATAACCCGCACCGCCCGAATAGTTACAGTTGCAAAGCCCCTCTTGACCGCGTCGGCACTTGGCACAAGGCCTTGGCAACTCTTTTTCCTTTTCGTTCTTTTTCATAATCCATTATTATTGGTTAGTCAGTAAATCCACCACTTAGTTGGTCTTCGAGTTCAATGCCATACCTTTCCACTATCTTGTCATAGTTAAAACACATAGCTTGCAACACTTGTTCTTTGTCGCGCGTATGGCCATCGCCCGTCACCACCACCTGCTTAATGCCGTGAATAATCTGTTTAAAACGTACACTTCGCACATAACCCAAAAAGTAGTCCGAGTTCTCGAGGTATATCTTTAGCGAATCCTCAGGCAATGCCGAATCGCCCGTTTGCAGTGCCGCACGCTTATACAAGCTAAACAATCTACTCTTGTTCACATATATCACGCGCCTTGGAGCACCAAAGTCATAATTTTGCTTTGTAGTGCGCAGCGTTTGTTGCGTCGATATTTTATAGTCAGCAGTAGCAAACACCTCACCCGTGTTCTTCAAGTAAGCCACAGCCGTCCAGAACATAGCCAGCTCGTTACCCGTGTTCAATATGTCGTTCTGCGTCTTGATGCCATCCACGCACAAGCGCAACACCTCAGCATAGTGAAACGGAAAGTCTAACTTTGCCTCAAGCACCTTAAACGCTGCAGCCACCTTACACCAATTCTCCACAATACGAGTGTCCAAACGTGCATAATCCGTCATGCGGTTCACCTCGTCGCGCACCAAAGCATAATTGTCGGCAAAGTTGGCAGCAAAGTGTTTACGATGCTTCAACACTTCGATTGTCAAAAACGACAAACCAAACTTTTGCACCTCGCGTAGCGCTGCAAAGCGTCGGCACTCTTCGGTGCTAAACTCTGATCGAGGAAACGACAAGAACAAACAACGCGAAAACAATGCTGGGTCAGCAGTCGGCATTTCCTGTCCCGAAACTATCACACCACTCTTCACACTCGTCATAATGCGAGCGTCAAACGCTGCACCCGACATCTTCACACGTCCCACACCGTCATACAGTCCCTTCAAAAACTCTATCTTGTCAGGGCGAATGTCGTTTTTATACTCATCGAGATGCACAAGGGCATTCGAGGCAAAAGCCACATCGTCGTTCAGTGCCGTAGCCGTAGAGTTGCGCAAGTTGGGCGCCTTATTGTCGCTCACAAAAAACGCCATCAGCGCAGCACCCAGTTCAGTCTTACCCGAACCCTTCGGACCAAACAAATTCAGCAGCGGAAAGGAGCGCGTGCTATCCGTCACCACATCGCGAAATAACGCAGCCAACCAATAACACAAACCCACTATACCATTGTTGCCATACACCATTACAAAGTCCTCCATATACCCTCTAAATGGCACATTCTGCAAGGTTTGATGGATAAACTTGCGCTCACGCTCAAACTTCTTTCGGTCTTCCTTATAAAGTTTCGAGGCTGCGGGTATATACCAATTATCACCATTCTGTAATTTGCACACCCCGAATTCGTCAGCCTTTCTAAATGTTCCATCCATCCACACACCATTGCCAAAGGCATAAAAGCCTGCTTGGTTCCACCCTAACTGCTTAATGAGTCGTGAGGTCTCGGTGTTCTCATAGAGGTAGGTCTTGAGCTTCATCAGTTCGCGGTCACCCGCCATCCACATATAATTGCCTATGCTCTCAATGCGTTGCCTAAACTTGCTCAAACTCACCAAGTCCTCAATCGACATTTCTACCACATCTTCAGCACCCTTGTTGTTCTTTATATAAAAGATGCGCTTCGGCTGATCAGCGTCCTTAATGTGAAACACAGGTTTCATCGTAAAGTTGCTCCACTGAATTTCCGAGCCTTTCTCCGTCTGACCCCAATAACCGCCCGCCTCCTTATAGAAGCCATACTCCCTAAGGTCAATCTCGCCATTCTTGCGCTTATCCGTCTTCTCGCGGTCCCATCGCACCTTCTGTATCAGTCCGCGCCAAAACTCCTTACCTCTGCGTATCTTGTTAAGGCCGTCAATCAACATCTCCAGTAGCGTGTCATCAACCACATACGATGCCAACGTAGCCACTTGCTTTAGCGCTGCACTCAGTCGGTCGCTCGGAGCATCCTTGTCTATAATCTTTTGCGCAGCCCACGTCACAAAGTCCTCCTCCTTTAGCTCGTTCAGCCTTGCGCTGGTCGTAAAAAAGTCGCCAGGGTCCTGCTTCAAGTTACCCTCTTTGCAAGGCAATTCGCGCACCGTCACGTTCAGCCCCTGCTTCATGGCCAACTCACCATTGCGCAGCACATAACCAATGCCCGTGCCGTAACGCTTGCCCATGGGCACAGGGTCGGCATCGTTAATAAAGCACACGTTCGTAGCAGCCTTTTTCACTAACTCAAACTGCTTCTCCGTCCAGTTACCGCCCAACGTAGCCACCACGTTATCAATACCCACCGAGTGCATCTTCATCGCATCAGGCGCACCTTCAACCAAATACATGCGCTCCTCCTTGCGAGCCTGGGCAAAGGCCACATTCATGCCAAACACCGTGTCACCCTTATGATACACCACGCTCTCCTGAGAGTTCACATACTTAGCAGCGTCCACATTGTCCACAAGGTTACGGGCAGTAAAGCCTATCACTTCGCCACGTCGGTCCGTAATCGGAATCACCAACCTACCACGCAAAAAGTCATACACCCGTCCATTCTCCTCCTTGCGCTTCAGCAGCCCAAGTTCTATCAATAACTCTTGGCTCTCGCCCGTCTTGCGTGCCCACTCAGTCAGCGTGTTCCATTTGTTAGGGGCATAACCCATTTTTGCCTCCTCCACATACTTCTTGCCAAACCGTTGATGCGCATAATTCAGCGCAGTCACCGCGTCCGCATTACTGCCATCGTGCAGCAGCGAGCCATAAAGCTCCGCCACCTTCTTGTTCAGTCGCGTCATCGCCTCGCGCTTCAGCCGTTGTTGCTCCGTGTTGGCATCCTCGGTGGCTTCGTTCTCCACCTCAATGTGCGCACGTTCAGCAAGCCTCTTCACAGCCTCTACAAACGTCAGCCCCTCGCGCTTCATCACATAACTTATAACGTTGCCTCCTTCTTGGCAACCACCAAAGCAGTACCACAACTGTCTACTTGGCGACACATAAAAACTCGGAGTCTTCTCCTCGTGAAACGGACAGCAAGCCACCAAGTCCTTACCCCGCTTCGTTAGCGCCACACCGCTCTCACGCACCACATCCTCAAGGATCGTGCGGTCCAGCACCAGGTCAATCGTTTCTTTACTAATCATTCTTTATCGTTTTTTTTATGGATGCAATATCAGCGTGGGCCATACGCACACATACAAGCAGTCATGCCCACCCTTAAATTAAAGTTTGCGGTGGGGTGGGGAGTCGAACCCCACTAATGTTCCGATTTATAGCTGCCTATCCCATTAACAGCCTATCCCACCAAGGTGGTGCCCACGGGCTTCACAGCAGGCAAGCACCCAGAAAAATATAAGCCAGTAAAAAAAGTGTAAAAATCTTCACACCATAAAAAAAACAATGTGCCGAGTCGCGGACTCGAACCGCAATTTGCAAGCGTCATCACAAACGCACACCACCACCGCCATGCCACTACTCCTTTTAATAAACATGTTAATATTCACTTTTTCGTACAGCCCGCCCAACAAGCAATAAAACCTCAGGCGCAAGCCACACAATTTGGCACAACACATGCAGCAGTCACCACGTTGCTCTGCTCACACAACCCTGCTCGGCATTTCCGTTTCATTAGTTACCACACACACCATCACGCCCAGCCACATAAGCCTCCACCAACTCGTGCTCGCTCCAGTCAGGATGAGCATGCACCATCGCACCATAGCTACCGTTATTCTTCATCTCGGTCAACACATGGTCCTCATAGTCCATCTGCCCAGCCATCGCAAAGCCCACACACATCACCACACCACACAACACCCACTTAGCACATCGCGCCACAGCATCGAAAGTCACACACCATTTCATATTCAATCTTTTTTTTCGTTGTTAATAATCATATAGCTCACATATAGCACCCAGGCACATCGCCACGCATAGCAGCCACCACATGCACCACCGTGCACAAACCCTATACCACTCGATGTCTTCACACCCCACACCCCCGCGCAGTCCTTTTAGGGGATATGTCATAGTGTCACCGTAACGCGTTGGCACGTCACCTCCCAAGCACCATTTTTTTTTCAGTTATTGTCTTCTACTTCTTACGTGCCGAACGTTTTCGTTAAGCCAAATGAGCAGAACCGAGCTTGCTCGAGTTATGCCATGGCGAGAAAACGAAGGATGAAATCCAACTCTATCTATAAAAGTCGTCCCACACGCGCAGAATCTCACTACCCAAGATAAAACGCCTACAATCAACCTTCCTATACTCACACTTAATCCAGCCCTTATTAATCCAATCATACATCGCTCTGTGCGATATACCTAAAGCCTTGCGAGCATCGGTCACAGTGTAACGCCCATCGGGCTCCACCTTTGGTCTCACATCAGTCATCTTCATGTCCTCCTTTCTTTCCTTTCATATTCTGTTCGTCACTCACAGCAGCAGTGGGGGGCTGCAGGGGAAAATCCGAAGGTCGTTCACGTCGTTCCACAACTACACGCTTCCTCGGCATACCCTTAGTGTCAACCACCTCGGTAACCTTCACCGACCACTGTTCCCATCCACATTCAGCATTCAACCGCATCTTAGCCATATACATAGCCTGTGGACTACCTACCATCACCAGGGGCAACGAAATCTGTGTTCCAACCCCCATCGCACGCATCGTCCGCGTTGGACTCCACGTCTTCACTATCCTATTTTTTTTATCCATTTTGCTTGTAAACAT